GCACGGTCCTGCCCTCTTCCGCCGGCAAGGCCGACGTCTATCCCATCCTCATCTTCGGAGCCGATGCCTACGGCTGCGTCGCCCTCAAGGGCTACAAGACCAAAAACGCCGACGGCAAGGGAACGGCCGTTTCTCCCGTGGAGATCTCGGTTGTGCCCGTGGACAAGCGCGACAAGGACGACCCCCTGGGCCAGCGGGGCTACGTGGGCTGGCGGAGCTACTACGTGGCGAAGATCCTCCAGGACCTGTGGCTGTCCCGGGTCGAAGTGGCCTGTTCCGTCTAGCGGTAAAACACAAGGAGAACTGGAATGAATCGTACGCTTGCCGACGCCTTTCCGCGCGAGCAACAGGCGTCGCTGCTCGGCTTCCTGCGGGACGGCCCCATCGGCCCTCCGGGTCTGGCCATTGCGGCGGCCGGAAGTCCGGCGGTCAAGGCTTCGGCCTTTGACTACCGCGTCAACGGCAAAATCTACGCCAAGGCGGCCCAGGCCGCCATTTCCCTGGTCACCCTCGGCGTGGTGGCCGCCGGAAAATCCTCGGCCGTCTTTCTGGCCATTGACGCCGCCGGCAATGTCGCCGTGTCGCCCGTGGCCCCGGACGATGCCGGCGATATCGTCGTGCCCGATCCCGGCGACGGCGCCTGCCTGTTCGGCGCGGTCAAGGTGGCCAACGGCGCGGCCACGGCTTTCACGGGCGGCGCCACGGCCCTGGACGCGGCCAGCGTCACGGCGACCTGCTACAACCTGTCCGGCGTGATCCCCGGCGAAAGCCTGTAGGGAACGGCCATGGAACGTACTCTCAACGATATCCTGTCCGGCGTCCATGATCCCGGCACGAAGATCGCCTTGCAAAAGGCGTTTCGGCTGGTCATCGACGCGATCGAGAACCATGCGCACAAATGCGGCGGCGATGGTGTGGTGTCTTCGGCGGCCTGTACGGACCTGCCGGGCCATACCGCCGACACGCCGCTTGTCCTGCCCAAATAAGGAGCGGTTGCTATGGCCAGAAAGGACTTGCCCGTCACGCCCGTGGCGACGGGCCACCGGATCATGATCGCCAGCGAGAAGACCAAGGAGGGCCGCCGGGCCGTTGTCGGATGCCATGCCGGGGTCAATTTCCAGATCCCTCGCGATACGGAATGCACCGTTTCCGAGGCCGTGCTGGAGATCCTGCGCAACGCGCAGGTGCCCGATGTCGAGGTGCTGGAAGACGGCGGCGTGGATATGCGCATGGTCCAGCGCTTTCCGATCACCTACCTCGGCCCGGTGTACGAGGAGCCGGCCGGCGCGGAGAACGAGGAAAACCAGGAGCCGGCCGGTGCGGCTGCCTGACCTGATCGTGGCCGCCAGACGTGTGTGTCCGGATAGCGGCATCGATGACGCCGAATGGATCACCTACGCCAACGAAGCCCTGGCGGCCGCGTCAGGCACAGTCTTCCTGCCCGACCTGGAGGCCTCGGCCGTGGTGGAGTTGCCGGCCGGGGCCACGTCCGTGCCCCTGCCCGGCAATTTCCAGCGCGAACTCTTCTCTGTCCGCAATGGGCAGGGCCAGCCCCTGGCCATCCTGAAATCCACCCTGGAAATAGGACATGCCCGGCGGGCGGGAACATCGGCCGGCGTTGTGCGGGCCGTGGCGGCGATCGGTCGTTCCAGGCTGGAGGTCTGGCCGGCTCCGGAAGAGGCGGAAACACTGTTTCTTGGCTACTACCGTCTGCCCAACACCTTGGAACAGACAGCCGGCACGGTGACATTCTCGGCCACTCCCCCGGTGCTGACGGCTGTCGAACCTGTCTTCGCCAGATTCCACTACGGCGACACGTTCATCGTGTCCGGTAGTGCCGCCAATGACGGGGAGCATGTTGTGGAGACGGCGACGCCCATGACGTGCTCCATTGTCGGAACCATCATCGACGAGGCGGCGGTTTCCGTTTCCGTTGCAGCCCTGCATGTCGAGGCCGTGCCCGGGGAATTGCACCGCGCGGTGCTGGTCAACGGCATGCTGGCCAGGGCCTACGACACCAAGGAAGACGCCGTGGAGGGCAAGCCCAACACGGACCGCCACATGGCCCTGACGGTGGAGGCCTTCCGGGAGCTGAAGCGGGCCATCAATGCGACCGGCTACCGGGCCTCGGTGTCCGGACCGTCTGAAATCCGCTTCCGGGGGCTGGTGTGATCACCACGCATTTCTCGGTCTGGCGGGGCCTCAATACATCGGCGCACCCGGAGGGACTGCTGTATGACGGCCGCTCCGGGACGTGTGAACTGGCCCTGGCCGTTGACGTGGACATCCTCGACAACGGCCGCCGGGTGCGCTGCCGGCCCGGCCGGGTGCTGGTCGATTCCCGCGATTGGCGGGATGGCTACAACGCCCCGGACGGGCAGGCCTACGCCGTGGTGGACGGCGTCATCTGCGAGGTCCTGGAGGATCTGTCCGTGCGGCCGCTGGCGGCGCTGCAAAGCCCTGGGCCGGTTGCCTGGGCGGCGCTCGGCGACATCGTCTTTTGGAGCAACGGCGTCGAATCCGGGCTGATCCAGTGGGGCGAGGCCGGGGAGTGGGGCGGCAGGCGGTTCCCGGTCGCCTCGGAGGCCGCCCGTTATGTCGATCCTGCCGCCGGACAGGTGCTCGGCGCGGCCTTCGGCCGGGTCTGGATCGGCCGGGACGACGTGCTGCACTACACGGCCGGGGCCTGGAACTTTGAAAAGGCCGGGGCCAGCGGCATCATGCTGCCGGCGCGCATCACCATGATCCGTCCGGTGGACGACGGCCTGTACGTCGGCACCGAGGCTGCCGTCTTCTTCCTGGCCGGCGCCAACCCCGCCGCCGGCATGCCGGTGCGGCGCGTCTCCATTGATCCGGCCATTCCGGGTTCCGACGTGCTGGTCCGGGCCGATGACTACGGCCGCTTTGATCCGGTCACCGGCGTCATCTGGACAGGCCCCCGGGGCATCTGCCTGGGGCTGCCTGACGGCATCGTCATCAATCTCACCAAAAACCGGGTGGCGCTCGATGCCCCGGCGTCCGGCGCGGCGGCTGTCGCGCTGCCGCTGCGCTATGTCGCCATCCTGCATCCATAGGAGGGGTCCATGGCGCTTCGTCTTTCCACCGGGCTTCGCAATGCATTGCTGTCCTCGGCGTCGTTTCAGGACGCCATGGTCAACGGCGTTATCGACATCTACTCGGGCGCGCAGCCGACCAGCGCCGACGACACCGAGACCGGCACCAAGCTGCTTTCCGTCACCGTCGGGTCCGGGGCGTTTACCCCCGGCACGGCCACCAACGGCCTCAACTTTGCCGATGCCGCTGCGGGGGCCATCGCCAAGGCCGCTGCCGAAGTCTGGTCCGGCGTGGCCGTGGCCACCGGGGTGGCCGGCTGGTTCCGCTTTTACGCCAACGACAAGGCCACCGGGGCCAGCACCACGGGCAAGCGGTTCGACGGCTCCATCTCCACGTCCGGCGCGCAGCTCAACATGTCGAGCACGTCCATCACGTCCGGGGCCACCACCACCATCGACAGCCTTGTCGTGACCATGCCGGCGTCGTAGCCGGATATCGGGCGGGGTCGCAAGTGGCCCCGCCCGCAAGGAAGTTTTTCCGGCATGAAACGCTACGCGCCAGACGACCCGCAGTTCAACGAGGACGGCACCATCAAAATGCTGCCGGTCTGGTTCCCTGCCACCCTGCATGGGGACAAGGAGAAGGCGGGTGCGTTGCAAGGCTTGGCCACCCAATTCTGGGGGCAGGTCAATAACGAGAACGTCTACGATCACAAGGTCCTGTCCCGGCGTCTCGATCTGCCAGACGGTTCGCAAATCCTGGTGAGACGGAACGGCACCCTCTATCTCACGGACATCTATTGTCCGACTGTTGCGGAAAAGAAGCAGGAGGACCAGCCGAAGCTGATCCCGGATTTGCAGCCGGGCCAGTTCTTTTGGGTGCCGGGGTGCGTGGCGCGGTATGGGTTTCTTAATGAGTTATACAATGAGATTCCCTTGAAAAATGGAAGCGTAGGCGAAGGAGTGAGCACTACCAACAAGGGCGTTGGTGTCTCTTTTATTTCATTGAAGAGTTCCGGTTTGCCTGGCACTGGTGTTTCGCCGGATGGGTCTATTTCCCGGAACTACCGAGTTATTGACCTTGCTGGCAGCGATCCAGATGACCCTTCTACAGCCCCCCACCTGGAACTATCATCGTGGCACATCCCGAATAACGGGCCGTTCTCCATTTCCTGCGTGTTCAGGCTCAATGAAGATGTCATCTGCGACTACTCGCAAACGACAAAGACAGGAGAATTGGACAACGGCTTTCAAGTCTACAACGAGATTAAGGCCCGTTTGCTTTTTTCCGACGATGGCGCGACTTGGTACACGCATTGTCCCGGGGGGACTGCGCCACTCATCGGATATAAAATCCCTGAAAAATTCTACGACCATTGGGTTACGATTACTTACCCATGGCCTGCTTACAATAACAACTTTGTTCAGAACGCTGACAAGGCAATAGGCTATCGCGAGATTGCAACCGTTTGCGAAAATGAGCCGTTGCTTGTTTCACCGTATAGCCAGGATTCGCCGTATTGGGACAAGGTTTATACGGGAGGCCTTGAGACTCTTTCGGGAGAGTTTTTGTCAGGGTGGGCAGAGAACACAGGCATACAGAATACCGCTCCGTACAAGTCCCTTTGCACTTTCCGTGTTGAAGGCGCTCACGGGAAGGGTGCTGGCACAAGGGCCGTTTCCTCATTGAGCGATGGCACGATGCGATACGCAACTGTCGAATCCTATTACTATGAATATGAAAATGATGAGATTGTGGCCACGGTTTTCACGCTGAAAGACTACCAGTACAAGCTTTACATGACCGAAGCTCAAGCCTCAATCACGTTTGGGTCCCAACCGTTCCCTGTGAGCCATCCCAAAGGATTCATGATCGGAATGAATCTCATGGGAATGAGCTTCTTTAATGCGGGGGGAACCCGTCTTGTTGCTGGAAGAGTTTGCAACTTTCAGGATGAGTACAAGAATCCTCCGATTGTATCTGACGTTCTGGCCTTAGGTGAATGGTATCATACTGTTATGAGCTATGACGAGAAAGGTAAAACGGGATTGTATTTGACGAAACTTGGACAGAAGGAAGTAACGGTTCTTGAAGCGTTGCAAGCTACTTCGCAATTCCAAAATGTGGATGGTTTCGGCGGGGCCGTAGCAATACATGTGGCTTCAGACAACTGGTTTTTAGCCTCGGAAGCGAACAACCCAGCCACTGACCGGACGGCTGAATGGGAGTTTTCAGCCAAGATCAGTATCGGCCTCATGCGATTTTACCATCACGCCCTGAAAAAAGAAGAAGCCGCATTGCTCAAGCGTGAAGTTTTTGAGGGAATCTTCGTTGCCGACGATCATGAGGCAGCTCAACTTGTAGGGGCCGGCTTGCAGCTTGTGACGGTGTAATATGGGTATACTGACGCAGTTTTACAATAATGACGGGCAAATAACATCTCTATCGCCTAACCTTGCTACCAGAGAGTTTTACCGCGACGTAATGTGTCGACATAGGTTTGACGAAATGTTTGTTACGGCGAGAGAAGATAATGGCGTTGGTTATTTCATTGGAATTGATAGGGTTGCATACAACTGGAATGGAAACTATGGTGGATTAAAATTTAAAACAGGATATTCCCCTAATAGATATACAGAATTGGACATAAAAATAGCAACTTCAGGGGAAAATGGAAGAAAGACATGGACCGCCCCGAACAATTCCGTTGGGGTATATACTGACAACATTGCCAACATGTTCAAAGATAAAAGTATAGAGATATTGTTTATTTTAAAATTTCCTAATCCGGAAAATTCTGAATCTATAATATTTGAGATCCATGATGCTACAAAACTAAGCAGCCCCAATGGTGGATCGTCAGTATTTGTTTTTAGCATTTGGGCGAATAGCAACAGTACAAATATCAACTGGAACACGAGCAATATATATCCTTACTTGTCAGATGATTCATCATTAGGTGGCGACAACTGGTATCCTGTAAAATTGAAAATTGATCAAGACGGAACGTCAGAGTTGTATTTAAATGATAGTATTCTTGGAAGTGGAATGATGGATCGCTCTGGATTTGATTCATCTGATCAAATTGTTTTTTGGACTCAAATATTTAGCGATATTTTGGTGGACTCTATAGTTGTAAAGGCATTATAAATGTTATTGCATATCCTCAATCTATCCCTTGCGCTTTTGATAATTTCCCCATTGCGTTGGATATTCGCATGGGTAGCCTGTCTGGAAGTATTGTGACTGGAGCATCACTTGGCTCTAAGTTCATTCTGACTCGAACGCCGAAATGTGGTGTGCCCGAGGGAAACTATGTGGTCGGGGGCGATCTCCCGGGCTGTCGTATGATATATTCCGACACTGGAAGTGATGCCTATTTCAATATAAAAGTTTCGTTTCTTGGTTACGGAACGTTTTACAAACTTACAAATTCCGATACATACCTTCGATTTCAAGTTTACAAAGCCATTTCCATTGAGACTCCATCATCTGGTGAGAAAGTCTTCGGTGATACGTTCGATTGCGAAACACTCGTGCCGGCTGATACGGATACGACGGCGATTTTCAGCTATGGCGGTTTGTTTGTTCAATATATTGAACCGGTCACGCCTGGGTCAGGAGAAGGAACTGTTCTAATAAATGAAGGAGGAATCTTTCAAGAGTTCACTCTTTCTGATGGAGCCAGTCTTACCGTTACGTCTGAAACCGGGGTGACAATTACTTATACATTCATCGGCGGAGCTATGGTAATTCGCTGATGCCCACCATTTTTGACTACATAGCCACCATGGACGCCGCCCCCGTGGACAACCCCACGGGCGACGGCTTTTGCGTCATCCCTTTCTTCACTGGCACTGGTTCGGGCACGTCCGGTTGTGTCGGTATCGCCACGCTCCCGGCGCTTGCCGGCACAGGAACAGCGGACTGGAAACCGATTGGCGCAGCGGACCTTCCGGCCATGACGGGCGACGGAATGACGGACGGTTACCGCCCGGCCTGGGGCGCGGCTGATCTCCCGGCCTTTACCGGCGACGGCACAGCCCACGTACTAATCGAATCCATGAGCCTGCTGCCGCCGATCTTCGCCGTGGGCTATGCCGGGGCGACGGCCGAAGCGACGTTGCCGAGCATGAGCGGGTACGGCCTCGACGCCTCGTTTAGCCGCACGGCTTCCGGGGCCGGAACACTCCCGGCGCTGACGGCCACCAGCTTGGTTTGCGGCCTCGACAAGCCCATCGACAATGGGGCTACGTCCGCAGCCGTGGTCAACCTGCTCCAGTTGGGCAATACGACCCTGGCCGATGCCGCCGCATCCATCTGCGCCTACGATGTCACCGACGACGAGCGGGCCATGTCAGTGGTCTATTTCGTCTCCAATCTCATGGCCTACGTCCAGGACGGAGACGGCATCGGAGACCATTGGACATGCGCCCTGGCGACGTGGCGGCGGGGGTATGGCGACTGCGAGGACGGGGCCATCCTTGTTCACAGCCTGCTCCTGGCTGCCGGCGTCAATCCGGACCGGCTTCGCACGGCGTTTGGCGCGGCGTTGTCCGCTTCGCTGGCGGCTGCCGGCCATGCGTGGTGCCTGTACCGCCGGGAGACGGACGAGGAGTGGGTCCCGTTGGATTGGACGCTCGGGGCAACGGCCTACGTGGGCGCGATATCCGGGATCAGCCGGCAGATCGATCTGGCCGGGACCTACACGGCGATCAACCACGTCCTGACCCACGAAGCCTTTTATGCGGTCAACGACGCCGACTACATCGCCAACCTGGCGGCCAACCGCTCTACGGGATCGGCCGCACTGCCGGCCCCGTCCTGCGCCGCAGCCGCCGGCCTGTCTGCTTCCGCTTCCCTGGTCCTTTTCGCCGGCGTCCTTGCCACCAGCATGACCGTCTCCGGGCAGGCCGGGGCCAGGGCGGCTATGGCGTTGCCGGCAGCCGCATTGAGCGGCACAGCCCAGGAGATGACGCCGGCCGTCGGGCCGTGCGCCGTGCCCCTGCCTGTCGTTGCCGGTACTGCCGGGGCCATCGGCGCGGGCGCGCTCCCCCTGGCGACGGCCACCGGAACGTGCGGTCTGTCGGCCCGGGCCGACCTCGCCCTGCCGCTGCTGGCCCTGTCGGCATCGGGCCAGACAGCCGCGCTGGTGGCGGCGGATTTGCTGCTGCCCCGGGCGGCCGTGCAGGCTTCGGCCGTGGCTGGAGTCGTGGTGAATGGCGGGGACTGCGACGTCCTCTCCCTGCGGGCGACCGGCCGGGCGGCACAGGGACCGATGGCCCGGGCCGCTTTGGCGTTGCCCCGGGCCATGTTGGCCGGCCATGCCTCGCCGTTGTCCGCCTGCCTCGGCGACTGCGATCTGCCGCCACTTGGAATGCGGGGGCATGCGCCGCGTTCCAAGGGCTTCGGCATCCTTCGATACGACGCTTCGAGGTGGACATGATGCCTGGCGCAAAAAAAGCCCCCCGGCGAACCGAGGGGCCAGTATGTTCGGCACGATGCCAGGGGCTATTTCACGAACCCGATCAGCTTCTCCGCCACAGGGCTGAAGAAGGCCACGGCCAGGGCGGAAAGGCCTATCAGCACTTTGACCATGGTTTCGAGACGGGCAAAACGGGCGTCAATCTCTCCGAACCGCTTTTCGAGTCTCGCTTCGAACCGAGCGATGTCAGCCTTCAATTCGAAGAAGTCGGCTTTGGTTGCAATCTCTGTTCGAAGTTCGGCCAGGATGCGGGCATCGACGTTGTTGAAAACCTCAATGACCGACGCGGCGGCTTCCTCGCCCAGGGCCTTTTCCAGCTTTTTGGTGTCGTCGAAAAGGAGCGTCATGTGCCCTTCATGCGCCGCCTGACCGAAGAAAGTCAACTCGAAACAAGGATGACGGCATGAGCATCGACACCCTTGGCCTGTCCCTGGCGGCCGATTCCGGGGCCGTGTCGCAATACAAGGGCATCCATTTCACGTCGTTTCTGCGCGTGGGCGGCCAACTCTACGGCACGACGCCGGGCGGCCTGTTCCTGGTCGGCGGGGATGACGACGCCGGCGCACCGATCCGGCCGGTGATCGAGGGGCCGGCAACGGACGCCGGGTCTGACCATTTCAAGCGTCTGCGCGCCGCGACCATTGCCGGGCCGCGCCTGGGGAACCTGGCTCTCTCGGCCCGGTTCGACGGCGGAGAGTGGCGGGAATCCCTGCCGCTTGGCGGCGGTCGGTTCGCGTTTGGCCGGGACGGCGCCGGCCGGGCCGTCCAGTTCCGCATCGAGGGCGAGGGGCCGGATTTTGAGATCACCCGCGTGACGCTTGAGTGCATGGCGCTCGGCAAGCGGGGCAGGGGGTAGTCATGTCGAACAATGTCGTCAGCGGCAACGTCAACGAGATCCAGGCCTCGTCCATGAGCTACGCGCAGGGCCTGTACGGGCTGTTGCAAAGCGTGACCAACGCCCTGGCGTCAGGGGCGCTGATCGACCATCCCAATGTCAGCCTGCCCAGCGAACCCGGCAGCCCGTCGCTGCCGGGGATGCCGTCCGCCCCGTCGCTGCCGTCTGTGTCGTTTTCGTCGCCGACCGCACCGGAAGCCCCTGACTTGGAGACAGCCAGCGTCGGGGATGTGGAGGTGCCGACGTTTTCAACAGCAGCCCCGGCGCTGTCGTTCCCCTCTTTTGACGACATCGTGTTTCCGGCCGCTCCCGGCGAGGCCCCGGCCGTCAATGACGTGGATATCCCGGCCGATCCCGGCGTGGAACTGCCCGATCCGCCGACGCTGGCCAGCTTCGATCTGCCGGGCATGCCGTCCGCTGTCGTGCCGCAGTTCGAGGGCACGCGCCCGGTCCTGCCGGCCATGGACACGCCGGGACAAATTTTTTCCTACGTCGAAGGGCAATTCTCCTCGCCGCTCTGGGACGCCCTGTCCGCGCAGCTTGCCGACGATATGCTGCGCGGCGGCGACGTCTCGGCCATCCTGGAGACGGCCGGGATCTTTGCCCAGCAGGAGCGCTGGGTCATCGACGAGCGCGCCAGGAAGATCGAGCAGATCCGCAACGAGTGGTCGGCCATGGGCTACGAGCGCCTGCCCGGTGCGGCCCAGGACCAGATCCGGGCCATCGAGCTGGACGCCGAGAAAAGCCTGGAGTCGTTTTACACCCAGGCGTCGGCCAAGAAAGCCGAACTGACGGTGCAGAACCGCCAGTTTGCCATCCAGCAGTCCCTGGCGGCCGTGACCGGCGTTTGCCTGGAAGTCTGGAACCAGTCCAATAACCGCGCCCTGGACGCGGCCAAGGCGGCTGTCGCGGCGGCCTACCAGGACGTGGATGCCCGGGTGAACCTCTTTAACTGCCAGGTGGCGGCCTACAACGCCGAGGCGGCCGTTTTCCAGGCCCGGGTCCAGGCCGTGCTGTCAGAGCTTGAGGCCTACAAGACCGCCATGGAAGGGGCCAGGATTCGGGGCGAATTGCGGCAGCAGGACGTCAACCTTTATCTCGCCCGCATCCAGGGCGTGGCCCAGGTGGTCGAGGTCTACAAGGCCCGGCTCCAGGGGGCGGCCACCCGGGCGGAAGTCCAGAAGTCCAGGCTCCAGGCCTACGAGACACAGGTGCAGGCCTACGCCGCCAGGGTCAACGCCGTCACGGCGCAATTCAATGCCCGGGTGGCCCAGATTTCGGGAGAGGAAGCCAAGGCCAGGGTGTTCGGGGAGCAGGTCAAAGCGTTTCAGGCCCAGGTGGATGCAGCCAAAACTGTCGCCGAAATCGGCAGCGTCCAGGCTGGAATTGTCAACGAGCGCAACAAAGCCAACGTCTCCCTGTATCAGGCCAACGTCGAAGGCTATCGGGCGGCGTGGCAGGGGACTCTCGGGCAGGTCGAGCAGGCCGTGCGGCAGACGCAAAACCTCGTCCAGGTCTACGACGCCCAGGTCCGGGGCTCTTCTGTCGACTCGGACGGCCGGGTGCGGCTCTATCTCGCCGAGATCCAGAAATACGCCTCGCGCCTCGACGCCTCCCTCAAGGAGGCCGACATGTCCCTGCGCTGGGGGCAGACCAAGGCCGAGGTGAACGAACGGGCTATGGCCGCTGTCGCCCAGGTGACCGGCCAGGGGTTCGCGGCCGCGCTGTCCCAGGTTCATGCGTCCGCATCGTTGGGGGCAAGCTATAGCGACTCGACCAGCACCAGCGAGGCGCATTCGGTCAGCGAAAGCACCGTAAAAAGTGATTCCACGTCGAAGTCGAACGCGTACAGTGAGAGCAAGAACTACAACTACACCGCCAGCGTGTAGAGGGGAGTTTTTATGGCTTATCAGGATCAGCAGTTTTTCGATGATGCTCTGAAGCGCAAGTATAATATTCTGCAACAGAACGCCAATACGTCAGCTTTGGAAGTGGCGCAAAAGCCGGAAATGCAGGCGTCTGACAACCAAGCCCGGCTGAATGCCGAACAGCTGCGTGGAAACTTCGGATTGCACGAACGCATGCTCGCAAATCAAGGGACTTTGACAACCGAGCAGGTGCGTGGCGGGTATGGGCTGCAGGAGCGCATGCTCGCCAACCAGGGCACGCAAGATGTTGCTAATACCAATGGGCGATATGGATTGCAAATAGCGCAGCAGCCAGAGTTCGGCATGCACACAGATCCTGATACCGGATCATCTTCATATTATGGGAAAAACCTCCCAGGCCGCCTGTATGAAGATGACCAGAAAAGATCCCCTGTCCTGGGAATGCAGCCGACTTACACTTCTCTGGGCGCTCAGGGCCTTGGCCTGGGTCTGCCCGGTTTTCGGGCAGGCGGTTTTGTGCAGGGAGGCCAGCCAATCCAGGTGGGTGAGGCAGGCCGGGAGCTGTATGTGCCGTCCGGCGGGGGCAGCCCTGCCGTGGTTGGACGTAGCGGCCCGGAGGCCATTATCCCTCATTCGGATGGCCAAATTGTGCCCAATGCACAAACGGAGGGGTTTGGATTGCCGGTTCCCCGGCCCAGGACAGGCCCGCTGACATCTGAGGAACTCGACAATGATGCCCTTTCTTCGGGGCAATCCCAGCGGGCTGGCGGATTGAACTATAGGGCGACGACGCTCGGCCATCCGCAAGGGGCGTTGGAGAGAGAGCGGCGGTTTGATCTTGTTTCCCGTCTGGGTGCTGTCGATCCGGCAACCGGGAGGCGATATGGCGACACCGATCTGCCTGCCTACGACATCGCCGCAATGCGCAAGATTGATCCCGATCCAGGTGCGCCGCTGTATATTGATAACCCTGACGGTTTTGGCGGTCGGGACAGGCGTCCCCTGACCGGCGATGCAAAATATATGTATATGCGTGACCAAGCATTGCAAAACATGAGAGCCGCGAAGGCCTCCTACAACGTTGATCCTCCCGCAATTGATCAGAATTATGCTTCGATCATGCACCGTGACGCAATGATGGGCAATGAAGGCCCGGCTCCAGGAGTGATCGAAGGGCGTGGGGATGGCCCGATTACCATGAACGGTCGCGTGATCGACCCCGGCCGTGGAGTGAGGGGCGACACACACGCTGGAGCAACTGGCGATTCCGGGCAGGCGATGGGGTTGTTTGGCATGTCCGGCAGTGCGTCCGGGCGGTCGGCATCACCGGGCCGCCAAGCGGCGGGCAGTCCCCAGGCGGGCCAGCCGTCAAATTTTGACCCTGCTGCATTCCTGGCGGACTACAAAAGCCTGCGGACGGATGAAGAAAGAGCCGGCGCTCTGGCATCCAGATCCCCCCGGGAGCTGGCGGCCTTGCGTCAATTCTCTACTGCGCAGCGCCAAGCCAAACGGTCGAATGCCCCTGCCCAGGAGACTGGAGGGTTGCCCAGGCCTGCGCCCCGCCAGGATTCGCAGCAGGCTGGAGGGTTGGCGGTACCGTCAGCGTCAGACAAAATGGCCGGGTTCAACTACGCAGATGGTCTGGGGGGTGAACTTCCGGACTCGGGGTCAACCTTCTACTGGCCATCGGACGCACTGCGCGAGGCTCAGCGGCGTAAAAAAGAGCGATCCTGGTAGGAGGAGTTTAAGATGCTCGACTTCTCCCTGGAAGATCTGGACGCCCTGGACGCTGGTTTGGACAAAGCCGCTTCGCCGAATGTGCACGTCTCCTCGCCTGCGGCCAGCCAGCCGGGTGCTTTCGGGCTGCCGGTCCCTCAGGCAAAGCCCGGGGCCTCTGACGTCCCTGGTGCTGGCGGACCTCTCGATTTTACCGATGACGACCTGGACGCTTTGGACGCCGGCCTTGACCGGCTGGCACCGCCGCAGGGCTACGGTGCGATTTCTTCGCAGCGTAGCCCCATGCCTGACGTTTCCGGCCGCGCTGTACTCGATCAGGGGCTGGCTCCGGAACGTGATGACTCGTCCTGGTTGGGCCGCCGCGTGGAAGACGCGAAGGTCGCCGGGAAGGTCATCGGGCAAGGGCTGTATTCCGCTGCTGCGGATGTGCTCCCGAAGACGGCGGCAGAAGTGCTCCGGGGCGGAGACGTGCCGCTGCATCCCGAGGAGACAGTCACCGGGCGGGTCATCGCTGAGCAGCAAAAAGACCTGGAGCGGTGGAACCTTGCGCCGCACGAGGCTGACCGGGATTTGTTCGGGGTTCTCAAAGCCAAGGACGTCCAGGGGGGCTTGCAGAATCTGGGGTATAGCGCCGGTTCAATAGTCGCCGGCATGCTGGGTGGCGCTGCGGCTGGATCTGTCGTGCCTGGAGCCGGCACGGCCACCGGCGCTGTGGCCGGGGCTGTTTCGGCCGGACTTGCAGGTGGGGCGGTCGGCTATCGGGCCACCAAGGATCAATTCATTGAGGACATGCGGCAGCGGATGCTGCAGGCGGACCCGAACCTGACGGAAGCGAAGTGGAGCGAGGCCAAAGGCGTCCTGGATCACGACGCCTCGCTCTACGGCATGTGGGAGGCCGTGCCCGAAGCTGTGGGCAGCGCGCTGACCATGGGTATTATCAAGACGCCTGTCGGGTCCATCATAAAGTCCGTCCCGTTTATCAAAAACGGTATCGCCAGGGCGCTGGCCTCGGCGGGCGTGAAGCTGGGGATGGATCTGCCCGTGGAATTCGGGACCGAAACATGGACGCAGCACGAGCAGGGGGCCATCGAGGCACGCCTTGGTCAGCGTGACCAGGCTCCGACGTGGGGTGAGGCGTTTAACGAAATCGCGCCGCAAACGACGGTCATGACCCTGGCCACCATGGGCCTGGGGCACGCGGCCGATCGGGTGATGCCCGGGGCCAGGGCTGCGCGGCGCGATATCAAGACGATCATTGATTCGGTCAAAGCCGGTGAACACGCGCAACTGTCTGACGAGGATCTGGCTCGGACCCGTGAGATGACAAGCGGCCTGTTCAAGGAGCATCCCAGCATTGGGCTGCGGGATGCTTTGGCGGGTCTGGACGCCGAAAGTGCCCGGCGGCAGGAGAGCGACGAACAAGCTGCTGGTGATATGGGTGGGGTTGTACCGATTGCGCCAGCGTCCGGGCCGGTTGAAACAACTCCGGATGCCGCACCGGCCGATCAGCCCGACCGGGCGGCCGAACTGGCGAAGCTGTCGAACCGGCAGCTCAACGACCTGGCCAGCGGGCTCGGTATTGGTACGCCCGGCCGGATCAAGCGCGACGCCCTGGTGGCGTCCGTGCTCCAGGCCGAGGAGGCGGCCCGGAAGTGGAACGAGCCCGACGCGGTGGAAGCCCGCTATCAGGAAGCCCACGCCGCGCCGTTTCCCGGGCAGATGGACGGGTTTCTGGATGGAGCCGCGCCCACGGGCCGGCGGCCGCGTAGCCGCGTCGTCAAGCCGGCCGAGGCGGAACGGATGCCGGCAGTGTTGCCCACGGGCGAGGTCCCGCTGGTGGAAGCCGGCGCGGAGCCGGCCGCCCGGCCGACGTCCCGGCCGGCGTTCGTGGAGCAGACGCCCGAGGGCACACTGCCGACCGGCGAAGTGCCACTGGTGGAGGCGGGGGCCGAGCGGCCCGGCGTGGTGAACGAAACGGCCGTATCCGCCCCAAAAGAAGAAGCGCCGCTAAACGAACCGGTCAATTCGTTAAACGAAACGCCCCAGGCGGCGCAGCCGGCCGAGGATCTGGCCGCCAAATCCCGGCGGGAGTTGAACGAGTTGGCCGCGTCGCTTGGCGTGGAGCGGCCCGGGGCCGTCCGGCGCCAGGATCTGCTCGGCCGCATCGAGCAGGGCCGGCAGGAGCAGGCGGCAAAGCCGCAGCCGGAAGCGGCCACGGCGGAGCAGGGCGAGGCGGCGCAGACGGCCAAGGTCTGGTCGGGCGACACGCTCAAAGAGGTGCCCGTCATCGAGCACGAGGGTGTGAAGACGATCAATGTGAGTGGCGAGGGGATGCCGCCCGAGTATGCGGTCATCCGGAACCTTCCCGGCAGTGACGAGCACCAGATCACCCAATACAGCGGCAAGACCCCGGCCGAAGCCGTGGCCGCGTCGGAGCGTCCGCTCGGGCCGCCGCATCCCATGGACGCGGCCACCCGTGGGCAGGCGTTGCAGACGGTGACTGCGGAGCAGCAAAACGCCCTGGGCAAGGCGCTTGGCCTCAAGCCGGGCAGAAAGTCGCGGCTGGGGTTTCTGGAAGCGATTTCCGATACGCCGGAACTGAAGCTGCGAGCGGTGTACGACGCGGTTATCGGCGAAGCTGGGCGGCCAACCGAGGCGGGCAGGCCCGAAGGTATGGCCGCCAGCGAAGCGCAAGGTGGTGTTCGGGATCAGATGATCGTACCGAGCGGAGAAGCCGGGGCAGTTGTCGAGCCGACCGCCCAAGCCACGCCGGAGGAAGAGGTCCGGGACGAGCCGGAGACGGAAGCCATGCAGAAGCCTGCCACAGCGCATGGTGAAACGCCGGGTGGAGAGGCGGGGGGTGCGCCGGAAACGGCAGGCGCGCCCGGGGAAGGGGCCAAGCCAGAGATCGCCATGAAATTTGGCAAAGAGATCGGCGGATCCCGGTACGACCGGGCGCAGTCCCGTCTGACGATTTCCGACCTTACCGACATGACCGAGCGGGAACGCGAGGCCTACGTCGTCAAGAACAACGTCTGGCCGGCAATGCAGTATGACAAGATGATCGAGGACGGCGTCTCCCGTCTTGTCGCCTATTTGGTCAAGAAGATTCGGGATGCCATCCCCGCCGCCCCGCAGAAGCTGCGCGGCAAGACGACAGCCGAAGCCCAGGAAATCTACATCCGTGCCGTCGAGCGCGCCCGGGACGTGCTGTCCGGCGTCAAGACCGAGGAAGACCTGAAAGGGCTCTTCGACAAGGTGTTCACTGCTCACGAGTTCGACAGGGCCAAGCCATCCTTGGAAAGATGGTCGCAGGACGGCCGGGAAATGGCCACGGCGCTTGGCGGAAACAAGTTTGTCCGGGCCGTTCAAGTCACCGGTCGGGATTTGTCCAATGCCTTTCGCAAAATGACTTCCACGGACTGGCCGGCGAAGAGAAAGCGGGACAGCGCAGGCGAAGAGGTGGGCAGGCCCCAGCCGTACAAGCGTCCGCTTCTGGAGAGCGTGGAGCGCACGGGCGAGGATTATCGCCAGGGAAAAGACGTCACGCCTGAATCCTTTCAGGAAGTCTTTGGTTTCCGGGGCGGGGAGTTTGGCAAATGGCTCAGCCAGACTGACCGCCAGGAGTCGCTCAACCACGCCTATGATGCGCTTATGGATCTATCCGGGACGTTGGGTGTTCCGCCCAAGGCGCTCTCACTCAACGGCGAGCTGGGGTTTGCTTTCGGTGCCCGGGGTGGTGGCCGGTTCGCCGCGCATTACGAACCGGTCAAGGTGGTCATCAATCTGACCAAGACGCAGGGGGCCGGCGCGCTTGCGCACGAATGGTTCCATGCCATGGACGATTACTTTGGCCGTCAGTCCGGCGACCGTGGCAAGGCAAGGCCCTATGTTTCCCATGGCGGCCTTGAGCGGTGGAACCCGGTCACGAAGCAGTATGAATCCTCGTCGGCCATGCGGCCGGAAATGGTGAAAGCCTGGGGCGACGTCATTTTCGCTTTGGAGCGTCTTGAAGGCAAACGCACCGATTTTTCCGCCAAAGCCGGTGGCCTTGGAAAGTACTGGGCGCGTCCACACGAGAAAGCCGCCCGGGCCTTCGAAGCCTATGTCCAGGATCAGATAGAGGGCGGCGAGAAGAAGAGCCAGTACCTTGTTCATGGAACAAGGGCCGAGATCCCGGGCGTCTATCCTTCCGGCCAGGAACGCGAAGCCATTAACGACGCTTTTGACAACTTCTTCCAGACGGTCAAAACGAAGGAGACGGGGCGTGGCGTGGCCATGTTCAGCAGAGGGGATGAATCAAGGTCTCCTTCCTCCCCCGTGGCCCGGGCCGTGGCCGAGACGTTGCGCCAGGGCTTGTCCCAGGTGCCGGCGCTTCGCGGCATCGTGGACGTCTACCACGCCGAGGCCGACCTGCCGGCGGATCTGCGGCGCGAGGTCGAGGAGGCGGGCGTTTCGGGGCGGTTCTACGGGGCCTATGACCCCGAAACCAAGCGCATCCTGCTCATGGCCGGCAACATCCCCACGGCCAAGGCGGCGCAGAGCACGTTCGTCCAGGCGCTCCTGCGCCACGAAGGCCGGCATGGCGGACTGGATATGATGCTCGGCGGCCGGGATGCGCGGCAGGAGTACATGACCCGGGCCGCCCATGCCATGCCGCGTCAGGTCTCCCTGTGGCTGGAACGCCAAGGCCTCGACTCCACGCGCGCGACCCGGGCCGAAGCGGCCGAGGAAATACTCGTTTCCTGGGCCAAGGACGGCACGGTTCACCGGGTGCTGGACCGCCTGCTGGCCAAAATGGCCGAGTGGGTCCGTTCCATTTTCCCGAGTTTGAAGCTGACCAAGGCCGAGTTGTGTCAGATCCTGGCGGCGGCCGACGACTTCGTGGACGGCAAGGGGCTGGATTTCGTCGCGCCGGTCGGCCAGTCGTTCGCCGCCGCGCCGGCCTTCGCGCGCAGCGAAGAGCGCGCCTCTGGCGGATATTCCGTGGACGACGCCACCATGCCGCGCGAGGCCCGGACCTTCGGGGAGGCCAAGCGGAGCGCCCGGGAATTCGTGGGCCAGGACCTGGAGAACGACGCCACGGGGATGGTGGCCACGGTCTCGAACACCAACATCGCAAAGATGCTCAGCCGATCGGCGGTGAGCAAGTCAGTATCCCCGGCAGCGCAGGCGCAGGCCGTGGCCAACTTGAACAAGCTTTTTCGTATTGCCGAAGATTTACAGAAACACCAGGACCGGAGCGCCGACCCGAACTTTAAGGAAATCCATCGGTTTTATGCGCTAATGGTGTTTGACGGCGAAGTGCTGGTGGCGAAACTAACGGTGAAGGAGTTCTCTGACCCAAACGAAAAAACCAAGATTTATTCCGTTGAATCCATGGAAATAGAAAAGGCCGCCAGGATCTGGGAAGCCGCCATTTCTCCTGGGCAGGAGCGGATAACTTCCCCACAAGCGGCCTTTGAAGTCTCCGCCAGGAACCGAGAGGCCTCCATCTCGCCTGAGCAGGAGCGGATTTCCTCCCCACAAGCGGAGTTCATCGATAAAATAAGAACTCTGGAGGCCAAGGTCAAGGGTGGCGAAGACTCCAGTCCCCGTTTTGCCCGCGCCGGCGAACTGGCCGGCGTGCCGGAGGAAAAAGAAGATATCACGGCCTGGTTCAAGGGCGAGGTCACGGCCCATGTCCGTTCCTTCCTGCCAACCCTGCGCGGGACGCTCAAGGAAACCGCAGTGCTCGGCAAAATCCTGCGGTCGCCGGAGTATTGGAAACACCCGGTCCTCAAACGGCTCTACGAGATTTTCCGCGACCGCACGGATCAGGCCCACGAGCTGCTGCACGCGGCCTTTGACCTGGGCGATGGCCGCACCCTTGTCGAGGCGGCCAAGGACGTTTTCAAGAATAAGCGCCAGCGGGAAATCCTGAACCAGGGCGTGGATTATGCCGACGTCAACGAGGTCGGCCCGGAGGCCATGGAGGAATGGTTCCGGGAGCATGGCGCGACCGAGGCGACCGTCGGCCTTTGGCGCTCGATGCGCGACGGCTACGACATGCTCCTCGATGCGCGGCTGCAATCCTACCGCACGCTTCTGGACAAGGCCCGCGACACCTACGGCCGCAAAATCGTCCGCCGTCTGATCGAAGCCGGCGTTCCGTCCAAAGAGGCCAAGACCTTCGATGCCGCCGCCTACCACGCGGACAAGACCCTGTCCGAAGATCTGGCGCCCTATGCTTCCGAGGTGGCTGCCACGGTGGCCAAGGCGCGCAGGGACGGCCTGACTATCAAGGACCAGTTGGCGGACGTGCGTCTGGCCGGCGAGGACGGGGTGTCTTTTTCCCTGCGGGAACTGATCGACCGCATGGGGCAGATGCGCGGCTTCTACGCCCCGCGCCTGCGCGAGACCGGCGACTATGTGGTGCGCGGGCAGCGGACCGGAGAGGATGGCGCGGTCGAGCGGTTCCGGGCGCACAAGGAATGGCGGGCCGGGGCCGAGGCGTTGCGGGCGAAGATGGAGCGGGCCGGCTGGGACATGGAGGCGGTTGCTACGGTCGAAAAGCTGCCCGAGGCCACCCAGGGAATCATCAAGGCCCTGGAGCTGGCCAAGACCGTGGAAAGCGCCGTCAACCGGGTGGGCGAGGACGTGGACGCCGGGCTGGTCCGGGAGCTGCTCGAAACCCTGGCCGACGAGGTCAAGGCGCGGGGGTTCCGGGCCCAGTACATCCGGCGCACGGGCCGCCACGGCGACGTGGTGCAAGGGTATTTCAAGGACGCCCTGGAGCGGTACACCCGGTACGCCGGGGCCACGGCCTATGGCCTGGCCAAGATGGAGGCGGCGGGCAAGGCGGCCAAGGCCCTTTTCGGCCAGGACGACACGGCGGGTATCGACATCCGCAAGGAGCGCGACGTCTACCGGCTGGCCGGGGACTACCTCTCGGAGAACCTGCGCAATGCCGAGGCCGGGGACAGGGTTTTCGCCCTGGCCAAATCGGTGGCCAGTTTGAAGTACCTGGGGCTCAATCCCCGGTCGGCGTTGGTCAACCTGTCGTCCATGGCCACCTCCGTGCCGGCGGCCCTGCACGCTTACGCCCTGGAGGGCAAAGGCGGCTGGGCCAGGATCGGCCGGGAGACGGCCCGGGCCATGGCCGACTACCTGGGCGTGATGACCGGCAAGTGGGGCTCCTTCACGGCGGACGAAAAACGGTTCCTGGAGGGCATCCGCAAAGAGTCCCTGGACGATCCGCAGATCGCCCGCGACGCCCTGGCCACCTACCGCGACACGGCCGGTAAATCCTGGTCCTGGCTCATGGGCAAGACGTTGATGCTTTTTGGTGCGACCGAGCAGCTCAACCGGGGCAGCACCCTCCTGGCCGCCTACCGGCTGGCCAGGCAGGCCGGCGCGGACCACGAGACGGCCATGGCCCGGGCGCGGGAAACGTCCGACCGGGCGCACGGCGTCTACGACCGGGCCACCCAGCCCGCCTGGACCTGGGGCACGTCGGCCGGGTCCAGGCTCGGCCAGAGTTGGTACGTCTACAAAAAGTACGGCCACAACTACC